ACGGAATACGGGACGACGCCGCAGGCCGTCTGGTCGTATCTGGCGGAGATCTACCCCTACAATGCGCTCGCCTATCAGGGGACCGCTTACTTTTGGGGCGAGGGTTACAATCTCGGCGACTCGGCCTCGATCGGCAATCACAACGTCGAGGTCATCGGCGTCCTCTCCGGTTCCGGGGCCAACGGAATCGACGCCGATCCGTCCGAAGTCATCAACGACTTTCTGACCAACGCCCAATATGGCTGCGGCTTCAACCCGGCCAGCATCGATTCTGGCGCGTTGTTCACCAACGCCGACTCGTTCCAAGCCTATTGCCGGGCAATGGGCTTCGCCTTCTCCCCGGCCCTGGTCAGCCAGGAACAGGCATCGAGCATTCTTGCCCGCTGGTTGCAGCTTTTCAATTGCGCCGCGGTATGGAGCGGCGGCCTGCTCAAGCTCATTCCCTATGGCGACACCGCGATCTCGCAGGGGTCGGCGACGACCTATTCGACGCAGCTTTCAGTCCCGATACCGATTCCCGGCTCGTCGGGAGTGACGCTTCCGGCCTATGTCGAGGTCTGCGCGTCGACGGCGTTCGTTTCCGATGGCGGCGTGGTCTACGCCTCCTCCAGCGTCGCCTTCACCTTCATTGGGGCATCGATCCCGAGTGTCGCCGGCGAATATGGGATGGTAGTTCCTGGAACGTATATTTTCGGGCCAGCCGACCAGGGGAAGCCGGTCGTCATCACCTATACCGCCCAGGCTGCGGGGAGTTTTACCCCGAACCTGACGCCAGTGTATGAGTTGACTGACGACAATTTTGTCGACGAAAAGGGCAATAAGGACCCGGTGCAGGTCGAGCGCGCCGACGTGTTCTCGCTGCCGACTATCCAGCGTATTACGGTCTCATCGCGCAGCAATCAATATTCGTCGACGCCGGTCGAGGCGCGCGATCAATCGCAGATCGAGATCTTTGGTCCGCGGGTCGGATCAACGATCGAGGCGAATGAAATTTGCGACGAGTTCGTGATCGGCCCGCTGATCGCGCAGACGATCTTGCAACGTGAGCTCTATGTCAGAACCAAGTTCACGTTCAAGCTCTCCTGGGAATATTGCCTGCTCGATCCGATGGACATCGTCACGATCACGGACGCAAATCTCGGCCTCGATAATTATTCCGCGAGAGTGATCCAAATCGAAGAGGACGACAAAGGGCTCCTTGCCATCACTTGCGAGGAGTTGGTCGCCGGCGTCTCAAATCCGGCGTTCTATGCCAGCGCGAGTTCGAGCGGCTTTCAGCCGAATCAAGGCGTGCCAGCAGTCCCAATCAACCCGCCCCTCATCGCCCAACCGCCGACGTCGCTGACGGGAGGCCTAGATCAAATCTGGATCGGCGCCTCGGGGATCAACGGCGGCGGCGGCTCGCAATGGGGCGGCGCCAACGTTTACGTCTCGATCGACAATGTGACCTATTCCCAGGTCGCGGTCCTGACCGCGCCGCTGCGCCAGGGCTTCCTCACCGCCGCTCTTCCCGCTGCGGCGGGATGGGACTCGGTCGACACGCTCGCCGTGAACCTTGCAGAGAGCGGCGGCACGCTAGCCGGCACGAGCCAGGCGGCGGCGCAGCAGGGTGCGACGCTCTCGGTCGTCGACAGCGAATTTCTCGCCTATGAGACGGCGACGCTCGTTTCCGGCTACGCGTACAATCTGACCGGGCTCGCGCGCGGACAGGGCGGCTCCGCGGCGACCGCGCATTCGTCCGGCGCTTCGTTCGCGCGCGTCGACGGCGCGGTGATCCGCTACACGCTGCCGGGCAACTTTGCCGGGCTTACGCTCTATTTCAAGTTCCAGAGCTTCAATGTCTTCGGCGGTGGCGCGGAGGATCTGTCCACCGTCGCAGTCTATTCCTTTCTTCCGACGGTGGCGGCGGCCGATCCGATCTTCGCCCAATTACAGACCGGATTCGCGCTCGATCTCGGGCAAGTGACCGACGCGCCAACCCTGGCGGATGATTGGGGCTCTGTCGCGACGGCGGCCACCGCATCGCTCGATCTCGGGGCCATCACGGTAACTGTCGTGCATCCGATCGCGGTCCAGCTCTTGACTGGGACGCCGCTCGACCTCGGCCTGACAACGGGCGCCGTTACGGTCTCTGACGACTTCGGCTCGACCAACGATTCCGTGGTCGATGTCATCAACCTTGGGACGGTTCCCTAAGCCAAAGGAAACAGCAAATGACACTCTTCATCTCAGAAAAGTACTTTGACATCTTCAAGGGCGACAACGGTCACTATTACATCCGCGGCAAAAAAGGTCAGCGATTGGTCTCCGCAGAAAAGAAAGAGAAGTGATTCGCCGTGAGCATTTTGAGCGATCCGATTTTTTTTACGATCATCCGTTTTTGCGTCGTCGGCGCGATCGGTAACAAGTCGAATAGGGGATCGTTCCTTTGAGCGAACAACTTCAACTCCGCCGCGGCACGGCAAGCCAGGTCGCGGCCTTCACCGGCGCGCAGGGCGAGACGGTGATGGACACAACCAACAATCGGCTGGTCGTCAGCGACGGCTCGACCGTCGGCGGCTGGCCGGCAGCCAAGCTCGTCGAGGTCATCACCAACGGGCGCACACCGGTCTCGGATGCGGCGTATAGTGCGCTCACGACCGACCGTATGATCGCCTATACGGCGCTCAGCGCTGCGCGCGTCGTCTCACTGCCGCCCGCTTCCGCCTATCCGACTGGGACGCGGCTCTTGATCGTGGACGAGACGGGCAATTGCTCGACTACAAAAACACTCACCATCAGCCCCAACGGCTCGGATGTGATCGACGGCGCGACATCGGCGATTGTCAACGTCGCTTACGGCTTCATCGGCGTTGAAAGCAATCAATCGGGCGAATGGACGACTGTCGATCAAGGCTTCATGCCGGCGCTCGCCAATATCGCCGCCGCGGCGCATGGCGCCAATCTCCAGATTGGGATGCTCGAAACCCTCGTCACGCTCTCCGGCGGGTCAACCAACGCCAGCGTGCAAATCCCGGCTAATTGCATCGTACTTGCGGTCGGCGCGCGGGTCGTTACCGCCATCACCGGCGCGACCTCCTTTGAGGTTGGCGTGTCCGGCAACCTGTCGCAGTTCGGCTCTGGTTTGAGCATCTCGGCTGGCTCGACCAATTACGGCCTTATCGGCCCGACCGCGTTCTATTCAGCGACGACGCTGACCATCACCGCGACCGGCGGCAGCTTCAGCGGCGGCCAGGTCAGACTATCGATCGCTTACATGCTGGCCAATCCCTCGGCGGCGTAACGCTGATCCTCCCTCAATTGAGGTTTCTCTCATGAATCGCATAATTCTCGCCGCGCTGCTGGCTGCCGGCGTCGCGTTGTCCGCGCGAGCGCAAACCTATCAGGATTCTGGCGGCACTGTGGTCCCGGGAGTTGTCCCGATCCAGCCGGGCGTTGGGCCGCTGTTCACGTCGGCCAATCCCGGCAAGATCTCCGGTTCGTTTTCCGCCTCGCTGAGTGGTTTTCAGCCGACGCCATCTTATGCGTCGCTCTCAGTCGGCGCCACGTCCAGCCGCGTCGCATTGCCGAGCGGAACCGTCGTTGTCGTCTACAATACTGGGACGAATGCAGCTTACGTGACGATTGGCGGCGCCAGCGTCACGGCGACGACGTCTAACGACTTCGTGCCCGCTGGCGGCTGGATGGCTTTCGCTGTTGGCTCCAGCGCTTATCTGGCAGGGATCGAAACCGCCGGCGCGACCACGCTGAACCTTTCGGGCGGCTCCGGCCTGCCGACAGGCGCCTGCTGCGCTGCGGGCGGCGCCGGCAGCGGCTCCAACGCCTCGGTCGGCTCGACCGGATCGGCAGTCCCCGGGTCCGCGACGCTCGGCGGCATGAGCGTCGGCGGAACGATGACCGCGATGCCTGGAACGTCGAACGGCCTCAAGATCGATGGTTCCGCAGTGACGCAGCCGGTCTCCGCCGCCAGCCTGCCGCTGCCGACCGGCGCAGCGACTGCAGCGGGGCAGCCGACTGTCGCAGGCAGCGGCTCGACGACATCCGGCCAGACGGGCAACTTGGACATGGCGGCGGTCACGAGCTCTTCGCCAGCTTACACGAATGGCCAGACCAACGCCCTCTCACTCAACACTGCCGGTGCGCTGAGGGTCGACGGATCGGCGGTCACCCAGCCGGTCAGCGCCGCGTCGCTGCCGCTCCCGACCGGCGCGGCGACGGCGGTGAACCAGACCAACGGGTCGCAGGTGACGACGCTCGCCGCCTCGGCGGCGAACGGGGCGGCGACGAACTCGGCCTGTTCTGCCATCGCGCCGGCGTCGCTGACCACGGCGCAGACCTGCAAGGCGAGCGCGGGCACGGTCTACGACATCCAGATCACCAGCAATGTCGCCTCGGGCTCCGGCGCCTATCTCAAGTTCTATGACGCCGCGAGCCCGCCGACCTGCGGCGCCTCGGCCGGAACGCCGGTCGGCCGCTATCCCGTGCCCGCCAATGCAACGAGCAGCAACGAGGGCGGCGCCACCATCACCTTTCCGGTCGGCAAGGCGTTCGTCAACGGCATCTACTGGTGCGCGACCGGCGGCCTCGCGGACAACGACGCGACCGCGCTCACCGCCAACACCGTCGCCGTCAACGTGGACTTCAAATGATGCTTCGCCGCGTTCTCTTCGCTCTAGCTTTCGCCGCGCTCGCGGCGGCGGCTTCAGCTCAGACCGGCAGCGATCTCCTGTTTTTCGGCGTCGGCAGCCTCGGCGGCGGCGGCGCTTATGGGCCGCTCACGCCGCCATCGCTGACGCCGCAGCTGTCGGCGGCGTTCGATTCCAATATCGCCAACGGCTATTCCAACAATGGCCTCAAGGTCAACGGCGGCGGCGCGGTCGGGTCGATGGAATTCCCGACGACGCAGGCGAACTCGGTCTTCTACACTTTCGAAGGCTCGCTCGACGCCTGGAGCGGCCGCGCGGAATCCCCGCTCGGCCCCGGCCTCGTTCTCGGCGCCAGCGTGAGCGGGCCGCCGACATTCTTCATGCAGTACACGGACATCGGCACGTCCTTCCGCTGGTGGGGGGGGTTGACCGGGATTTCTCCCGCCACAACCCTGCAGAGCCTGGGCGCGAACGGCTCGGGCTATAATCCCGGCATCTATCCGTGGACGGCGACCGGGGGAGGGTGCGCGCGCGAGCCTTCCGGCGTGTGGTTGCCCAATGTCAATGCGGTTGCTTTCACCGACACCGGCTTTGGCTGCAACGCGGCGCCGACGATTGCGCCGGCGTCGATCCCAGGCGTTGGCGCGCAGCAGGCGACCGGGGGCGCCGGCTCGACCACCTGCGCCAGCAACTCTCCCGTCGCCGGCGAGATGACGGTCACGGCAAACGTGCCGGTCGCGCATGGGATCGCTCCCGGCCAGACCGGCCTGACGCTCGCCGGCTTCACGCCATCCGGCTTCAACGCCGCCAATTACGTTGCGCTCGCCGGCACGGCCGGAACGACGCTGGTCCTCGAGACCACGACCGGCGGGGGGACATGCCCGGCTTCGACGGCCTCGGTCGAGGGCACGGCGCTGGTCGGGACCGGGGCGACGATCAACATTCCCGCGTTCTCGACCACCTTGCCGTTCAGTACGAATTACGGCACCGGAATCATCGCCAAATCGAACGACAAGTTCTGCGCCGTGCTGGGCGAGTATGGAGCGGATTCGGCGACGCCGGGCGTCGCGTTCATGCATGTCGTCGACCCGAACGGCAATGCCTTCCCCGGCGCGCCGGCGGTGGGGCCGATCCTCAACCAGGGCGCGCTCAATTTCAGCGGCTACATCACCAATAACGCGCAGGACACCACTCTATCCGTCACCGGCTCGTTCGGAACCGGGGGCGTCGCCAGCACGGCGCTGAACACGACCGGATCGCCCGCGCTGGTCGCAGGCATGGTCATCACCGGCGCTTCCGTGCCGGCGGGGACGACCGTCGTCAGCGGATCCGGCAACGCCTGGGTCGTCTCGACCTCGAACATCCTGCCGTCGCAGACCTTGACCGCGCACACCTACGCCCCGGCGCTGACCGTGACCGCGATGGCGTCCTATTCGATCAGCGCCGCGTCGTGGGCGAGCGGGACATTCGGCAACGGCCAGGTCACCCTGACCACGACCGCCGCGCATCCCTTCATCCCCGGCTCGGTGCTGCAATTCTCCGGCTTCACCGGAAATTGGGCGGCGCTCAACGGGCTGCAGTTCATCGCCCAATCGGGAACCAACGGCGCGACGGACACGATCGTCGCCGGCCTCTACACCGGCGGAGCGTC